GTGCTGGGCAGCCTTGTCCTGCACTGACCGCACCATTCGCACAGCTTGGCGGGGTCGTCGTAGTGCCGGTAGAAATCATCCACTATGAGGCCGCGCAGGTCACAGTTTTCGGATTCGCATACAGATTCGAATATGGGCATGGCTAGGAACCGAACTGGGGGTTTTTGGGGTCCCCTACGAAACCGCCAGGCTCCCCGTCTAACTCATCCTGGCGCTTCCGTAATTCATCCTGGCGCTTCAGTACCCACTCTCGGGAGGCACCCCCGCCGACAAGTCCAGCCATTCTCCGATTGACCCGGCGCTGGACTGGACCCAGACTGCCACTGCCGGACACAACGAACGGAGTCTCCTTCTGCGCCAACTTATGCCGTCGCATGGGGTCACGGAGATCCTTGTCATAGAAGTCTGCGCTCAACTTGGCGCGGGCCTGCGCCCGTTTAGCGCTTGGCGAGTACGACTCGATCCTGGTTAATAGGCCATCGATCCGCCGCCAGCGTCCACGCGCCCAAAGGAAGCTCTTGCGGGAAGACTCGAATTTCGACCAGAATGCCGCCTTAAGTTTCCGCATTATTACTTCTCCTGTACGGCGCTGGGCTCAGCCGCCGATTCACTAAATAGCCCGCCACCCAGAGATTCCTGGATCAACTTGACCAGATCGGTCCCGGTCTCAAACTTGGCCCCTAAGAGTTTCTCTATAGCTTCCCTGTCCTTCGGCATCATGCGGACCAACTGCGGGTAGCCAGCGTTCCCCATGTTGTACTGCATCGGGTCGCCGTCCATAAAGATATCCCAGATATCCTGGATCAACTCCTTCACGGTGCGCCCCTGAGCGTTGGCGGCTTCCTCGTAATACTCTTCATATACCGGGTCCACCGAGCACTTAAAGGTCATTTTACCCTCCTCGCGCCCCGTCGCCTCGGAGAGTAGCGGAATCAGTTCTTCGCCGCACTCCACCTCAAGCCCGGTAGCCTCAGTAATTCGGGCCATCTCGGCTGGGGAAAGAACCAGCCCACCTCCGGCTACGTCGCCAAGGAACTCCTCGGCCACTTTAGATAATTTCTGGGTGTCGTTTAGCGATTCCTCGCTGACAAGCCCGGTCAAGTTGTTGACTTGCTCTGCGGATAGGTCAATTTGAAGGTTAAATCTCACGGTAGAGGCCACAGCGTTCTCCTGGCCTTGATAGTAACGCGGATAGGTCTTGACTTGCAAGGACCACTACAAATCTTCCATCCTGGGCTCGCAAGCCACCCCTTCCGGCCTCTTCCCCATCAAAGACATCAACCCCTCATACCCCAGGGAGGCCTGCTGCTGGATCTCCAGGGAGACCGCCACGAGCCGTATGGAGCCGCAGGACGGGCACCTATACTCCCGCTCCGGGTTGTCGCATACCCAAGGCCATTTCCCGTCCGGATCAATCGCCTCTCCGTAGCGACAGGAATTGCAATAGCAGCGGTAGCGGGCCGGTTTCTGGACCTCGACGAGGCTTGGCACGCGAACGCGGCCAACCTCATCGCAATCCAACTCGTGGGAGCAGTAGAGGGCAATCATCCCAGCCATGAGTTCGTCATCATGGAACCCCTCTTCAGCGCCAAACGACCGTGTATCAAATTCCTCTTTTCGATACGTGGTCATCTCTTCGGCGCAGTTGGCCGATCGGATCACCCACGCCCTAGAAAGCAGCCAGTCCACAGCGGTCTGGTGGAGATAGGCCTTGGTGTTGACCTTGGTCCACCAGTGCCACTTGTGGGTAAGTGGGTTGATGGTTTCCTTGTTCTTCCACCGGAAGACATTGGGGTATTGGTAGACATAGACAACGTCGTCACCCGTGGTCTGGTAGGTGTTGTACTCGATGCACATCATCGCTTGGTTGTACCGGAGGCCAATGACGTTGCAATAAAAAGCCAGTTCTTTTGGCTTGGTGTGGTTGTCTCTCCAAAGGGCCACCTGCTCGTCCGGCTCGCCAAGGGCCCGCCCAATCTTATTCACGAAGATGACGCTGTAATCCTGGCCGATCCCCTCACTGACATCCACGCCGATCGTATATAGCCTGTCCGGCTGCGGCTCCTCCCACTCAGTGTAGGGGGTCTCGTCATGACGGTGATCGACGTTACAGCCATTAACATAACACCTACCCTCCAAGCCACCAGCCCCATGTATCTCTCCGGTCTCTCGGTATATTTTCCCTTTCCTGCGGGGGCTGTTGTCGATGGTGGAGCCTACCCATTCCCGGCAGGAGTCATTAAACATCACGTAGCCGCTGACCTGGAATGCCTCCTCGCCGGTCACGGCCTGCTCTTGCAGCCACTGCTTCTTAGCCTTCTCCCCCTGCTCCTCGGCCTGCTCCCGGTTGTCCTGATGCCAGAAGCATTGGTCGTCATTTAGGACCATAGGGACCAATGCCCCCAAGTTACAGCTTGGACAAGGGGCTCCCACGGTGGACTCCCCAAACAACGTCACCTTTCGGTATCTTCCGCAGGCTTGGTTGTCACAGCGGAGCCATTCCTTCTTGGCTCTCTCGCGCATCACTATTTCAGGACCCTGAATACTCCACCCCTGCGGAGGAGCTAGTACGCGGGTAGTCTCGAAGAAGCTGGGCAAAAATAGTGGGTACCACTTCGGCCACTTACCAAGGTCGAGACGTCTTTCGCACGCCCTCCACAACTTGTGTGCCGCCCCGCCCGCCCCACGGCCCGTTGACTCCATAAACCCGAATACCTCGGGCTCATCAGCCATTGAGTTTCCGAGGTCCTCATTCACGATCGCTTCGAGATCGTCCTCATCGTAGTCGGTGAACTCGCTACAGTGGGCAGCGTCTATAGCAATCCCCTGGCCGACCCCGGAATACTGGTTGCTCCACTGGACCATCACTTTGGAGTTCATACCAGGATACCGGGACCTCAGCGCTGGGTCTTCGTTTTCAAAAAACAAACCTTTTTCTTCTTTTCGGCTGGCCTGCATCGGCTTCAGCCACCACGGCATATTGTCGTAGATGTAGAGCATGTATCCGAATAGGTACGAAGAGTGGTTTTGGTCAACCGAGACCACGATCGCGCGAGTGTTTGGATAGAACATCGCGCGCCATGCAATCATGGCCTCGATGAGAGATGAACAGCCCAATTGACGAGCCTTGATAATTATGATCTTCTGCGCCTTCCCCTTAGCCTTCAGCTCGTAGTACTTATCGAGGATCAGGTACTGGCTTTCCCAGAGGGAGAAGAGTTGCGACTTTTTCTTTTTGGTGGTGATCCAAAAGTAGTTCCGCGCGGCGTAGCTGAAGTCATTGGCGCACTCGCGCGCCTGCTCCATCATCGCCTCTTTCAGTTTTCTGCCGTCCGGCAGACCACCGATCATTTCGAACTTTTCAATGGAAGGCAGGCAGGCCCAGTCCTCCTCGGTTATCTTCAGGCGGGAAGGAACGGCTCGGTCCAGATGCTCGATCATGGCCGCTACGCCAGGATCTCGTTTCCACATGAACTACTCCTCGCGGTCCTTAGCGCCTTCGTATTCCACGGGGGTAGCCACCAAGTCCACAACTGGGCGTCCTGCGGTGAGCATCCTTCTCTCGCGCTCCGCAGCCAGCATACGAAACATATCGTCCGGCGACGCGACTTCCTTGGACCTCGTCCCTGGGATGTTGGCTGTCTGGTTTACGTTGTTCTGTTGGAGGTTGATATTAACCCCGCCCTTGCCGCCGAGCATCTGGTAGATTTCCCAGCCTTGGCGCATCTTTACGGGGTCGCCGGACTGGATACCGGCCATCAATGATCGGAATAGCTGAGGGAGGATCTGGGGGGCAAACAAGGCCCGCAACTTGCTCTGGTACGCTCCAGATGCGATATTCTTGGCGGTGACCTTCTGGGCAGCTACGCTGGGCGGAAGAACCAATGGGTCAACGACTGGTGGAGGGTCTGGCGGAGGGGCCTGCCTCATCAACTGTGAGATCGGGGTTACTTTTGGCTTTTTGCGGTCTGCCACGACCTCAGCATATCAGGAGTCAGGCGTTAAACCAAATAACAAAGCGCTTCCACAAGGATTTCTTCGCCGACTGAACGTTCGCTAAGTCCGCGTACTCTTCCGGCGCATCCTGCTCGTGTTCCGCCGCCAAGCTGGCTTCCAGGTCCGCCGCATCTTGCGCTGCCTGGGCGTGTTCCTGGATGATGTCCGCCGCGAGTACAGCGGCCCGCTTCAACTTGAGCTTCAGCGCGGCGGCCTTCCTTAGTGATTCCTTTGACTTTGGCATAGCCACTCCTTAGGGCAAAAATATACTTGACTCACCTGACGGTTTCGGGTAC